GCCGCGCCATCGATGACCAGGCGCAACGCGATCGCGCCGAAGATCATGCCGAGCGCTTCGCCACCGCCGACGAGCAGGAACACGCCCAACATATCAGCAGGCAAGGCATAGAACTTCGCAATGAGCAGGTCTTTTACCTCCTGAACGACTGCTGTAAATCCCACTGTAGTAACGACCGCCAGCCCGAGCGCGACGAGGATGCGGGACATGATTGGCTGTACAAGAGTCAGCAGCCAAGGTGCGAATTGCATTTAGGCCCCCTGTTCGGATGATTGAGTAGGCATGGAGATGCCGAGCACGATAAATAGCGCGACGATGGCACCGAGCACAAGAACGACAGGCTTGACGTAGGTCACCATGGTCTGGCACGCCTGTTGCCAGTCCCACACCTTGAGGTTTTTGTTGATGCCGTGGAACGTCATGAAGACATTAGCGGGACATTGGCCCCCGCCGAAATGGTTTGTCTCAGCCGAGAATCCGGGCAAAGTTACGGTAACGCCAGGTATGGCTTCTTGTGGTACGTCCTCCAGCTTAGCGCACCCAGCTGTTTTGTTGTCTGCATCGCAGCTTTGCCCTGTTGACCCTCCCCCGGCTGATCCGCCGACCTCGGACGGGCTTACAGCAGTTGCCACGACGCTAGCGGTAGACAGACCAGGTGTTGATGCCGTACAGGAAACACCATCAAAGACAATATCTGTCCTACGATAGAGATTCCAGCCGCCCCCGGCTCTCTGTTCTTCCCTTGCGTATACACCGCTCACTTCTGCGGAAGGTGGCAATTGCAGGGTAGCTTTACAACCATCCATGCATACACTTTCGCCGATAGGTTGCGATGTGGCGTGCGCCTCAACAACTGCTGTGAGACTTGTCTCATCTGACGCTATGGTTGCAGGAGCAGCCATTGAAACGTAGAAAGCTACAAAACGCCTCAAGGGTTCGTCATCGATCTTGTCTTGGCATGAGTTATTGTTTTGGCGACATTGGGACGAACTGGAATTCGGGTTCAGTACGCCGTTTTGCAATGCCATTACTGTTCCGGTTGAGTCTACACATGCTGTCTTGCCGCATGTGAATCCGCCAAATGCATAGCATGTGGCTGTAGTGTCGGGATACACGGTATCGCAGTACAACTGTGACGCTGGGCCGCAATTCTCATTGAACTGCCCGAATTGTGCGTAACCAGGTAAAGCCCATATCACAGCGAGGATGCCTATCGAAAGGCGACCCAAAGCATGAGCAAGAGACCGACAGCGAACATAGTTTCGATCGAGGAAGGCATACACGTTTAGTCCTTAATCGTATCCATGCGCAGCAGATCGAGCAGCGCACGAGAGCAGTAAATAACGAGAAGCGCGAGCATCAGGAGAAGGCCCGCCTCGGCCATATCGGCCAACTTTTCGTCAGTGAGGGGGGGAGGTTCAACGATGACCGTTTGAGTACCTACAACATAGGTGAGAGTCACGTAACCATTGACGGCCTGAATTTGTACGGCGGTGGCATCGCCTGGTGTTGGGTCCGGGTCCGGCGGCACATAGTCAGGGTCGCAGACCTGAACAATCTGGCCGCTATCGTTGCCATACGTGGGATGAGTAATAACACAGGTTGACCCCTCAAGAGATACGAACGACCAGCCCGCGTTATTAATACGCCACTGATCACACGCCAAAAATGGCGTTAGTCCGGTAGTCATATCGTAGCTACCGGCGTAAACGAGCTTGAACGGCGGCTGTCCTGAGTTACATACAGGCAGTGTCATGATGTATCCAAATAAAAACCCCTGAGACCGGGTTCTAGTTCCTTGGGTCCGCAGGGGTTAGAGGTGCCGCCGCTTACAGGCCGAGCTTGCTTTTCAGCTTGAGGACACCCCAAATCACCACACCGGCAGCCATCAGCAGGCCGACTGCCTCGACAGTGTCAGCTTGGTACTGAGCGACGGAGCCGGCAAACCCGGCAGGCAGCACAGCGTGCGCAGAGGTTGCGATGGTTGCGACAGCGGCCACGAAAGCCGCAAACATGGTGCGATTGGTACGCATGGTTTTTCCTTTTTCGATGTAACCGCGAAGTTGCGGCCCGTGCGGCCCGTTTGGCAGGCCGCAGAGGCTGAAACCTCAGGAGCCGAGGGCGGGAGTACCAGCAGGGGCAGCGGCGCGACGTACCGCACCCGGAGGCAGAGGGGTCATGGCAACGATGGCAGGAACCACATGGCCCGCCTCATCACCGTAAGTGGGAGTTTCGAGGGCGAACGAGCAGGAGTACAGGCCGGGTTTGATGGTGCCGTCCAACGCCTTGGGAATGACCATGACGCCGACACCAGCAGCAGACATATCCTCTTTGCGAATGACGCAATGCGCCTCAGTGAGCTTGTAATCCTTGCCCGACTTTGCTTTGCCCTCTTTGGTGCTCAGGAGCAGGACCTCAATTATCGTTGACATGGTGTTTCCTTTGAAAATGTGACGCCGGAAATACGGCCAGAAGCCCCCAAGGAGCGAGGCTTCAGGCCGTACTCACAGCATCGGGAATTGATAGCCACAGGCTGGACCCATGCAGGGGAATGTGGTAAGGACCAGATCGAGAAAGATGTAAAAAGCGAACAGGCCTATTGAAGAGCCGATAACAGCCCCTGAGACTGCCGCAATGACGACCAAGAGATAGGCAGAAATGGGTTGTTCGTCCACGAACTGGCCGAGAGCGGAGAAGACTTTTTTCATGCGACCACCTGAACATGTGCGCAACGGTCAAGGACAGGTGCCACATCCGGAACGACCTTGCCGAAGACGTTGAGAGGGACGCCCCAGTAGTAGCCACGGGACACCTTGATGACCGACATCCGTAGCCCGTGATAGCTGACGACTGCACCCTTTTTGATAACGGCGCGGCCAGTACTATCAAGGTTCGAGAGACGACCAGGGAAGACGAGCGCGCGAGCGTCCGCCATGGTTTGAGACGTGAGGCTAAACATCGCGCACCCGGCACACGTAGCCGTCGGCATAGAAAGGACTCGAATCAAGGCCCGAACGAAACGCGACGGTAGCGCCCGCAGGCACAAAATCAGGAGCATCAAGACAACCACCGAGGGACTGAAAATCGAGATACCAGTCACCGCTCCAGCCGCCCGACACCTCGAAACAAGACAACTGACGCGACGGCGCCCAGGAGGGAATGGTGCCCACCCCCTGCCCGGACACGGCTGGAGCCGTCACAGCAGGTGCCGCATCGTTTACAGCAGGGGGAGGACAGACGAATGCAGCTGCGAAAGCTGCGAAATTGACTTGAGATTGAGGCATGACGGCTCCTTGTTGACGCATGCAATGGGCATGCAGTTCAGAATGTATCAGACAACAAAAAGAAAGCAAAGACCGTTTAGTAATATGCATGCAAGGTACATGCATCAATACGGGTATATCGCGGAAGGCACTCACAGCTACTGAGCGCGAAGAGTACCGCACCGGGCTAGCTCTGTTGCGACGATGTAGAAATCCTGTAGGTAGGACAACCGGTGAGACTGGAGAAGAGAGCCGCCCTCGATCTCAAACACTGCGCCGATCACATCAGCAATGCAATCCGCCTTTAGGTGCATCACGTGCTTTTCAATGTCGGGTTTTCCGTTTGAACGGCTGTATCGATTCAGGCCCTCAGGCATGAGCTCGAAATGCTTGATGATGTATTTGCTAACGTAGTTGGCCATCTTGTAAAGGCCCATGTGACGCCGGGTTTTTTTGCCCCACTTGGACGCCTTGCCACCAACAAAACACATGCCGTTGTCCTGCCCGACTATGTCGCGCCAGATGCGAGTACCGAGTTTCCATGCTTCAATTTTCACGCCCTTGTATTGAGCGTGTTTGGGAAGCCTATGAGTAGCCACATGCATATGCCATGCGCCACGTTCCTGAGGCTCAAAACCCGTGCAATAACGAAACCCCGGCAGGGCTTTAGTCATGCGCCGGACCCACTCTTTGTGATGCTTTTTTGCTAGTGCCTCATCCGTCTGATTCTCCCGGTATGTCAGGGTTAACAATTCGTCGAATCCCTCATGAATGATCGCCCACTTACAAGCCAGCTTTGCACGTTTGGCCGCACGTCTAAGGTTTTGTTCTTTCTGCTCGGCAATGAATGCCGCGTCTTTCACAGGATCTAGGGGGTCTGTAGGCATGAGCATCCAGGCAGGAGCCGCGCCAACTTCCACGGTAGCGTAATAGGGCCGAACGATACGTTCCATGACGCCGTTACAGCGTTTAGTCCGCACCTCCCAGGAGTCGGGAACTCTTTCACGCTCGTACAACACACCGTCTATAATCTTTGCCATTGTGCAACCTCAGTTAATGCGCAATCACCGCCCCGGAAGGTTCCAGCCTTGCTGGGGCTTTTTTTTTCAAGACCGAATAGCAGTCTGTTCTAAAGTGTCCTTTGAATAAATTAAGCGCGCTGCGCGCGCTTTGGTGCGGCACTCCGTTTGCCCCTTCGCGCACGCCACCCACGTAGCACACGCAAGGGGCCATTGGCGCCCCAACGGTGACATGGGACCTTGCAGCCCCATACCCCAGCCCCCTAGCCCTTTGGGCCGCGCTAATCGCGCTCTAGGGGTCCCCGTTTGGCTTATCAGTAAGGCGGTCATTTTCTGGAGAGCATCCAGCGGAGAACATCGCCATCGTTTTCCGTGCGAATGGCGTCCGCAGTGGCATCCTGTTCCGTGACCGCATCAGGGACGCGCTGCAGGGAGTCACGGCCAACAGGATGCACAGGCATCTTCAGCGCCTCACAGACGGAGATATCAGGTTCGACCTTTATCCCATCGCTAGAGTAGCAATCACACCTGTCACGCACTACAGCACAGCCAGCAGGCGCAGCAGCGCGCGCGAATGGCACGGTGACCGGGCCAGTGGGATGACCGAGCACACCAGGCGCAACAGGTGCAGACGCTGGCCGCATTGGACTTACTGTGAATGTGGAGGTAGGACGCGCAGCCGCCACAGACGGCTTGATCTTCGCCATATGGCTCTGGTAGACGTTATATGCCAGCACAGGCGCACCGATCAAGCCACCCACGATGAACCAAACAAGGACCGGAATTTTCCTAGGCTGTTTGGTGTGTAGCTGTGCGCTGTTATAGAGCTTGAAAACCTTTTTGTCATAGCGCCACATGCCTTGCGAGATGGCCTTCGAATACAGCAGTTGCCTACTGCAATGGTCCCACTCGTACACAACTGCCACCCTCATGTTGCCCATACGCCGCACATGCAAATGCCGACCAGTCAGGCCGTGGACGTGCTTGTCCACGTTCATGACGTTTTGCGTGATAAAGACGAAGTCCACGCCCATATGTCTATGCGTATCCAGGGCCTGAATGAAGGCAGGGACCGCCGAACCGTTTGCACGCGGCGGCATCACGACCTGGAACTCATCGTAGAAGATCACCGCGCCGGGTTTGGCCCACTGGTGCCAGTTGCGCAGCCCGCCATTGTCCGAATCATCAATAAGCTCGTGATCGACCTGCAAACCTCTGATGTTCGTATAGATGACGCGGGGAATGTCGGTCTCAACACCTTCAGCGTCTACGTGTTTGACAGTGGTACCCACCAGCGGAAGCAGGAGCTTTTCTATGGCATGCAACGTCTTGCCCGCGCCCGGGGTTCCCGTGATCACTGTGATCATGAATCACCCCGGATTAGCGGCCAGCCTACGCGTAGTATTCGCCGCGCCATCGATGACCAGGCGCAACGCGATCGCGCCGAAGATCATGCCGAGCGCTTCGCCACCGCCGACGAGCAGGAACACGCCCAACATATCAGCAGGCAAGGCATAGAACTTCGCAA